CTCCACAAGAAACAGAGATTACAAGTTATGTTTCAGGCGGCACAAAGCAAGATGTTGAAGCAGATACATTCAAAGGCTTTAGTCTATGATTGAGGTATGGGGTAAAGAAAATTGTGTGTTTTGTAACAGGGCAAAAAGCCTATGCGAAACACGGCAGTACGAGTACACCTACAAACAATTAAACGTAGACTTTACTAGGGAACAAGTTTTCGAAGTATTTCCAAATGCTAGAACATTCCCCCAAATCACAGTAGGTGGCAAAGCAGTTGGCGGCTATGATGAATTTGTAAAATACTTAGAAGACACTGGATATAACGGAACAGGATATACTTTATAAAATAAATGGCATTCTTGCACAACGATAACGGAGTACTGTTTTTCTTTAACAAGTGTGGCACTACTATGTTGCGACAGACAATGCCAAAAGGCTATGTTTGGTATGAGCATGATTCAGTTTATCCATCAGCAGGAAGAACTAGCGAAAAGGAATACAGGAAGCGTACAAGAAATAGACCGCCAATGTATATTTTAGTTCGCGATCCAATTGAAAGATTTATTAGTGGCTACTGGCACTATTGGAGACATTGGCAAGAAGATTTCCTTGGGACTAAAGAGTTTGTAAATTTACGCTATAGAAAACTAATAACTGAATACACATTTGATGTGCATATGAATTTGGTAAAACAATATGATGGTGTACCACTTGTAAGTTTTAAGAAAATGATGGATCATGATCATCCTTTCTTTCAACATTGTGTACACGATATTGGAGATGAATATGCAGATGGTATGGAAATCGTAAGATTAGGCACAACTAGTACGAATCCATTTCTTGAGCCATTGCTAATTACTAATAAAATTAATGCAAAAAACGATCCGGATAACGGATATGATTACCCAGACTTAGAGATAAGCAACGAACACTTAGAATATATACAGAATAAGTTTAAAAAAACAAAAGAAAGATTTGGATACTAATGATTATCGAAGCACCATATAAAACAAACGATACAATTACAATCAAAACAACCAGCGGCGACGAAGTTGTTGCACGTTTTGTTGAAGAAAACGATAAGACTATTACAGTTAGCAAACCTCTTGCACTAATGGCAACACAGCAAGGCATGGGCCTAGCACCGTTTGCATTTACTATTGCACAGGACGCAAAAGTGCCGCTAAATAAGAGTACAGTAATGTTTGTGTGCAAAACAGAACCCGAAATGGCCAAACAATATATGACCAGCACCACAGGCATTCAAATGGCTTAGGAGTTGTAATGGCAACATTTAATATTGCACGTAAAGCAGGTAGCGGAGATGTTGTTAATACAGTTCATGTAAGTGTAGGCGATGCTGATCCTGATGACGGCATTGCTTGTGATGCAGCCGCACAGAACATAAACACAGATGAAGGTAGCAGCGATGTATTTGTTGCAGGACATGGCGTTGTACGAAATGGTGACAACGAAGCTTCTCATACAATACCAGGTTGTAGTACACATCAAACAGGATTAAACACTTATAGTTCCAACGTATTTGCAAATGACTTGGAAATAGGTAGGGAAGGCGATACTTTTACTTGCACAGCAAAAATAACAACAGTGCAACAAGGCACTGTTTGGGCAAATAAGACTTGACAACACTGTCTCTTGTGTTATAATAAAGCATAATTTAGGCAAATAGAGAGGCACACATGAAATTATATTTAGATATGGACGGAGTCATTGCTGACTTCTTCGGTGGTATTGAGCGTTTTTATAACGTATCACACTGGAAAGACTTACCAGATCGTGACAGCTCAATCATGGCACTTAAACACACAAACTTTTTTGATACACTTGAGCTGTTTCCAACTAGCCAAGAACTAGTTGATCACTGTAGAGAACTTGCAGGCGACGAATATGGTATTTGTTCAAGCCCGTTGCGTGGAGACAAAGACAACAGTTCGTATCATAAACGTGTATGGCTAACTAGATACGGATTCATGCCGCAAATACATAACCTTATTTTTACTGGTGCTAAAGAAGCATATGCAGTTGATAAAATTACAGGAGAACCAAACATCTTAGTTGATGATAAACCTAGTAACATCGACCGTTGGCGCAACAAAGGCGGCATTGGTATTAGGTATCAAGCAAACCAAGACAGCTTGTTGGACCTAAAGGTCAATCTTAATAATGCATACACAGGCAAGTAATGGAAAAGAAAAGTCTACACGAAGAGCTTATGCTGGCTGTTGATATCTATATCAAAGAAAGTGAAAAGTTTGAAAGCGGAGTAAAAGCATCAGCTGTTCGTGCTAGGCAAGCCTTGACTGAAATGAAAGATCTAATATCAGATCGTCGTAAAGAAATTCAAGACAAGAAACGTGATATGTAATAAATAACAGTAGAGGAATTGATAAAATGAACACACTAGCTGATTTAAAAAAATACATTATGAGTAACTATGGCATCCCGCCACACCAGGAGGCAGATGACGAGTTAACCTATCGTGCTATTACGTTTAAAAGAAATGCAATGCAAGGCGTTGCTTTTTACGACCCAGGCGATATGTGGGCAATACAAGTACATGGGCAAACTATTAACTATATGCGAACTGAAGAGCTTGAAAAAGAAATTGATTCAGGTGGAGGTTTGCTCTATTGGTTCTTTCCTGAAGGATCGTAAATCTTTGTTAGCGCCAACAAGTGTGGCGTAGTATAAATATCTTTATGGAAGAACATAAAGAAGCCTATCGGTTGTTTTGGATGGTAAAAGGCCATATCCCGGAGAGTGATGCTACAGCATTTCAATCAGCAGATAGCTACTTTAAAAGACTATGGGTCGACGGGTGCAATGGGGCTCCGTTATGTGATTATGAAGAAGGTTTTGAACAAGCATATAATAGGAGATTCCACAATGGTGTCAAAAGAGCTTAACAATCTAGGCGACGAAGATTTGTTGTATATTGAACAATTATTAGCTAAAGAATTAGCTAAAGAAATGGAACAAGATAAACATTGGCAGAGTAAAAATGGTTATCATAGACCCCATCAAAAATCAAGACGCATACTAAGTTGCATGAATGCAATAAAATCACAAAGACACATTTCTAAAGTACGTGCCACTAAGTGGTAATTAAAACTTAATTTTCTTTTTAGCCATTGGAAATATAGGATGTGTGTCAGGGCAACCAGGACATAGAGTACACTGCGGAATTGGCCGGTTATGACTTTTAAAGAACTTGCGTAGTTTATTCATAGGATAGAATGGATCGCCATGCTTGTATTTCTTTAGTAGGTCAACTGCTTCGGGTTCAATACTAAATTGCAAAAATAAATCATCACGCAATGCTGTTAATTGACATTGGTATAACATTCCTTTATGAAAGAAGTTACAAGGACTAAGATCTTCTAAGCAAGTTTCATAGGCTTCAGTAGGATCGCTGCGATGCATGTACCATGTTTTGTCTTTTATATAATCGATAGCACTTTTTTTAAAGTGATAATTATATTCTATCAATCCGTATATCTGTTCAGTATGCTTATCATAATACTCGTAACCAAGATCCATTTTACGTATTAGATAGTCGTATGGTTCTAATACTTCTTCTAGTTGATTACGTATGTCTTCATACATTGCAGGATCGTGAACAGTTACATTTATAAAGTATCCTTGATCAACAACTTGTCTTGCAACTGCAATCTTGTTACGTAGTATAGTGCCGTTGGTTGCTACATAATACTCACTAGCAGTTGGCCATAACCTTTTTAAATTTGTAACCCAATTCAATATGTCTGGATTTGTAAATGGTTCGCCTCCGTGAATAGTTACAGTTTTAATATTAAGTTTTTTACTCCATTCTTTATAGTAATCAGCATAGTCTGCAAATTTTACTTGCCCTTTAAAATTGTAGTTGTTAAAACTTTCGCAGCCTTCACATGTAAGATTGCATGTCATACTGATATTAAAAGCAGCATCGCCTATACTAAATGGTTTCATACTAATATTTATATCTTCGTGGTTGACATGCTTACAAAACTATGTTATAAATAATATGTTGACGTTGAAGCAACGTAGACACATACTGGACCGCGGGGCAGTACCGCGCTGCTCCACCATAAACATATGAGAGTAGATGCACCTACTTTCCTGTGCATAGGACAAGGGCCGAAAGCCGCAAGTCGTATGTTTATGATGGGGCAGAACTAGGATCGACAGGTGTGAAAGTGAAGTGGAGTTAACCGGATGACTGCGTTATTGGTCAAACTTTATAATTGCAAATGACAATTATGCGCCAGAAATGGCATTAGCAGCCTAAGGGTATGTGGGGGCGGGTACTGCCTAGCAACAGAAGTGCCACTCTAATATAAAGGACGTTTAATGAAATATGTAATTGATATCGACGGTACGATCTGCAAGGAAGTAATTATTCCAGACAGCGGCGGCAAGAAGGATTATGCAAATCATATTCCAATGCCAGAACGCATTGCACGAGTAAATGCATTGTACGATGCAGGACATACAATTAAGTATATGACTGCTCGCGGGTGTGTTAGTGGCGTTGACTATTACGACCTAACCAAGAACCAATTAGACGGTTGGGGTGCAAAGTATCATGAACTCAGCGTAGGCAAAAAAGAAAACTACGATGTATGGATCGACGACAAAGCATTTTGGAGTGAAAACTTCTTCCGTGAAACAGGCGAAACATATGAGTGATCATAGATTTATTGCAGCAATGGACCACAGTGGTGGTTCAACAGGTGGCGTACTAGAACGCTACGGACAAGAGTACACAGAATCAGACAAGATGGACAAAGTACACGCAATGCGTATGCGTATGGTCAACTCACCTGACTTCAACGATGAAAACATCTGGGCGGCAATCCTCTCCCAAGACACAGTTACACGTGGCATGGTTAACGTCTTGGATGAAAAAGGCATTGACACGTTCCTAAAGATTGACAGTGGCTGTGAAGAAAACGGTTTGCTCAAAGACTTCTTTGTACGTGGTATGTGCGACTGGGCTACTAATGGCATTGGTCCTAAAGTCTACGGCACAAAGATGCGTAGTATTGTTAAAAGCGAAAGCATGGTAGGTGCAGTTCTTAAACAGCAGTTTGAGCTTGCACAAACAATCAGCGAATACGGTCTTGTACCAATTGTTGAACCTGAAGTGCCAATTGATCATCCTAACAAAGCCGCAATTGAAGATGAGCTGTATCGGTTGTTAGAAATATACTTACAAGGCAAAGACTTTTCTGTTATTCTTAAACTAACACCGCCTGAAACACCTAACTTGTATCATAACTTGACAGTTAAACATAACGTAGAAAAGGTTGTATTCCTTAGTGGCGGATATGCTACACAAGAAGCATGTCGTAGACTATCAATGAACAACGATGTTACAGCAAGTTTTAGCAGAGCATTAAGTGAAGGACTAGCACATTCGCAAACAGATGCAGAGTTCAACGCAAAGTTGTCACAGAATATTAAAATGATAACAGGTGCTAATAATGACGCATAATACACACGGATTCGAATTAGAAGAAAACGAACACGATGTAGTTGATAAGGTATATACAGATATTATACCAAGACAACAAAAAAGTGAATGGGTTGTAAGATTAAGAAATCAAGCAGGCGAAGAATGGAAGACAAGATGCACAGAACATTTTGCTTGGCAAGCAGCAGATTATATTGAAGAATTGGAAAGAGAACTAATGGTATTTAGAACAGGCGCAGATTTATTTGAAGTTGGCGACTTTACAAGTCATGCAGGACTAAAACTAGCATGGAAGATTGAGTGCGATGCTATCCGCCCAGAGTGGTGGGAAGGACTTGCACGTATGATAATGGATTACCAAAAACGTCCTTTCTACAAAGCCGAAGGTATCCCAAGAGGCGGTATGGCACTAGGCGAAGCACTAAACAAATATGCAAGCGGAGATCCAACAGATCCTGTATTAATTGCAGATGATGTGTACACAACAGGAACAAGTTTTCGAGAGTATTGTGACGAACATTATCCTAATCAAGATGTAATCAAGTGGTGCGTATTTGCACGTAGGCCAACCGATGATGGTGTACATGCATTATTTACTATGCCTGCTACAATTTAACACACCTTGCATGGTTGACTTCTGTATTTTTTTATGCTATATATAGTACACACCAAAAGACACACAGGAGAAAACTATGAAGAATCCAAAACCCATTGGTTGGGCAACCACAATAACTGAAATTGCAAACATTCCACGTGAAATGTGGGACAGCGTAATGACAGTAGAAAAGTCACCACTACGTAATTTAGACCCTATGGTAGGACACATGATCTTCCAGTGTCTGTTTTTTATCTGGAGTGGCATCTTTGCCCTAATGGTAGGAAGTTACGTGGCTTTTGGCCTAAGCGCAGCCTTTCACTTGCTTTTGATTAGTGGTATTACAATTACAGTTGTAACATTCCGTCAAGCAGAAAATAATCCAGAGTCACTTAACAACATTTTGAAATCAGGACGTAAGTATAACGGCCGAGCAAATGGTGGCGAGCATGAGTGAGCAAACACAATATTGCACTACAAAAGGCCTAGGTTGGGCATTCTTGATTATCATTATTGGTATGGTTGGTCTACCTATACTTGGCTCAGCTATTGCTTACCCAGAAAATTGTAAGCAAAGTATTCTTATTCCTTGTATAGGATTAGAGTAGTGAATTATACTATTCTCAATAGAAGCAACGGCGAAACATTCACTATGGAGTTCAGCAGTAAGACACACTTAGTAGAGATGCTTGCAGAAACAGGTTGGGAATGTTTAGGTAAAACTGATTACTACCTGCCTACACGACACGTTAGAATGCAAAACAAAGAGGAGTTTGCAGGATGGGGCAGCTAGATGACCCAAGACAAGCCGCTCAAATAGAAGCGGAAAAAACATTCGAAGGCTTCATAACATGGAGCAAGCGAACTACATATGCATCAATAGCATTTTTGTTTATTGTTGCATCATGTAACTTTGGGGTAGAGGACGACACCTACCCTGGCTATAATGGCGAACAATACAATCCGTCCGGTCTCAACATAAAGGATAACAAATGAGAAAACTACTAACAACAGTCAGTTTTGTCCTTGCAATGGCGACACCAGCACTTGCAGAAGACATGACAATCGAAATGCTAAACAAGCGTGAAGACGGCGCTAAGATGGTGTACAGTGAAGATATTGCACGTATTGAAGTAGGCGATACTATCACATGGGTGCCAACATCAAAAGGACACAACGTAGAATTTATTGCAGGTCCAGATGACTGGAAAGCACCACGAAAGTCGAAGCTGAACAAAGAAGTTGAAATGACATTTGACACACCAGGTGTTTATGTATATCAATGTTCGCCACACAAGACAATGGGCATGATTGGTATTGTTGTCGTGGGCGACGGAGATAATGATGTATCCAAAGCCAAAGTAAAAGGCAAATCAAAGAAAAAACTAAAGGCGTTGTTAGAAGAGCTATAAGCAATGATTAAAACTTTAGTACACAGAATACCAGAATTCTGTATGACTCATTGGTTGCTTCGTATTCCTCTTATTGTTGTATTTTTTCAACAAGGAATGAACAAGTGGCCAATCAACATTGAAGACTCTCCAGTAGAACTTACACTATTAGTTTGGTCGTTTGTTGTACTTGGAGAGCTTGGTGCTGCCGCAGGATTATTAGTAGGCGGTATGGCAGACTACATCAAACGCACAAAAGAGTTTGGCGATGTTATTACACGTTTCAGTGGTATTACTATTGCCAGTATTATGACAGGTGTTATATGGACAGGCGAACCTGAAAGTTTCTGGGACGTCTTATGGTATGACAATCTGCATGTACTACTTTGGGTAGGTGGCATGTACTTTGCTCTGCGAGGAAACAGAACTTGAGCGGACAAAGACGCTTTTTAAAAATGTGGGCAAGGACAGTTGGAATGCCAATTGGACTTAGTGATGATGACAAACCAGAGTTCTTGCCCATTAGACAAAAAGATGTAAGACGAGCACTAGCGTTTAGAACGTTTTGGATTGTCTTGCATATACTAACATGTTGTGCTATTATAGCAGGCAACGGAAGAACATTAGGAGTTTGGTGATATGAAACCTAACAAACAGTTTGAACTATCAATTCGTGACGTCGAAGTTATTGAATCAGCACTAAGAGCAAAAGCAGGTCGTAGAGGCATGGCTATTGCACAAGGCGATGTATCAACACAACTCCATGCGGAGATGACAGAGATACAAGAACTGTTAGGTAGAATACACAACCAAAAGAATTGGTATAGAGCCAATGACGGTACATTTCAAGGCGGCGGATAACTGTTGCAAAGAGAACACACTTTCAGTAAAGATTCACCTAAACGGTTGCACTTTTACTAAAGTATGTTATAAATAAAACAGTGAAAGGGCAAGCGTCGAACTTGCCCTTTACTTTATGAACACATAACAAAACAAGAAGGAAATTATTATGCGTAACGTATTTACCATTTTAGCAGTAGCGGCATTTGCAAGTGCGGCTTCAGCGGAAGACACAACAACAGCGGCTCCAACAGGCCCAGTTATCTCAGGTGCAGTAAACTTAGACTTTGCTGAAACAGCTGGTGACAACTACGGTGGCACAATGGGTATCGAACTAGACATCGATGCAGGTTCATTGGCAACAGTAGATCTAGACTTTAGTGCAACAGACGGTAGTGCTCTAACACTAGACACATGGACTGTAGGAACTACAGTAGCAGGCGTAGGCTTAGCGTTTGGTGACGACAACAACTTAATGCCAGAAACAGATGCAAATGCAGCAGCTGACGGAACATTGGCAACACCAGCAATGACAGAATCATTAGCAGTATCAGTAGCTGGTGCAAGTGTAGCACTAGGCTTAACAGACTGGACAACAGATGTAACTGATGTAAGCAACATTCAAGGTGCATACACAATTGATATGGATCGTTTTGCTATTACAGGTGCAATGGACTACAACATGGACAGTGAAAACACAGTGTTCGGTGGTGCAGTATCTGGCGTAGACTTAGGTGTAGCAACAGCAGGTAGTGCATTAACATATGACACAGATGCAGAAGTATTTGCATATGAAGGCACAGTTGCAGTAAACTCACTAACAGCATACGTAAACGGTACAGATGCAAACACACTACAGCACATTGGTGGTGAGTACACAATGGACTATGCAGGTGCAGAATTTACTGCCGGTGTTGACTATGACACAGATGCAGAAGACTTTACACCATCAGCAGGTTTATCGTTCAACTTCTAAGTTAAACACATAACAACTAAAAGGTCGCTTTATGCGGCCTTTTTTTATGACTAAATAAACATAGTACATAACAGGGCAGGGCAATGGCAGACATAAATCAAACAGTAGAATTTCCTACTAGCGAAGAAGACTGTATCGAATGTGATATTATTATTGAAGATGGGGCATTTGATGGATTTGAAGGTAAGACAATAAACATTACTGAAAACTCAGGAAGTCAGGGCGATGTACAAGCAGGTATAGAATTTATCTATCACATGCGAGAACATATTGTAGACGTTACAGTAGCCACAGCATATCTATTAGTGGTGTATGCAATCTATATGTGGATTAAAAAGAAACTTAGCTAAGAGGGTAATAACATGCATGAGAACAAATATGACGTGACAGTCATTAAAATAGTCGACGGAGATACTGTAGACGTAGATATAGATTTAGGTTTTGGCATCTGTTTAAAAGACGAACGTGTAAGAATTATGGGCATTGATACACCAGAATCACGCACAAGAGATAAAGTAGAAGACTTGTTTGGCGAAGCAGCTAAA